GTCAAGAGTTATCTCGTCGCTCTCCAGAAATTTGGACTTTATAGTAAAAGGTAGAGATGAGGTTTTCTTAGCTGCAATAGCGAAGGAGAATGATCCCTCCGATATTCTCTCTCAATGGAATAGCATTTATGATGCTAAATCAAAGGATTTACATGCTGATCTTATTAGCTTTGATCTATCTAACAAAGCCAAGTATGGGCCAAGATCTATACAAAAGCCTTGGAAGGACCGAAGAGATAGTTGTTTGTCATACTTCGACAATGACAAATCCACACATGTACCTAGTATTTTGTTTAAAGGTTCAGGCGGCCTAAGACCATTATCTAATGATGTGGCAATCAAGTATTTAAAGAATAACACAAATTCTGGTTTACCTGATTATACAAAGAAAGGGAAAGTTAAAGATAAGTTACTTAGACGATTCGAAGAGTATTTAGATAAAGAGTATCCTTGCTGTTTATTTACCAGAACTCAAGAATTGGGTAAAACACGTGATATTTGGGGTTATGGCATGGCAGACACCCTTAATGAGATGAGGTATTATGTACCTTTATTAGCTTATCAAAGGAAATTATCGTGGAGATCCGCTCTAAACGGACCACATAGTGTGGACCTTAAAATTTCAGACATGTTTAACAAATAGTCAAAGTGACGTTTTCGTCTCAGCCGACTTCGTCGGATTCGACAAATCGGTGAACTCAAATAACCAGAGGATGTCGTTCGATTATATTAAAAGTAAGTACCAGTCCTCCTATCATAAGGACTTAGATTGGATTCAAAATAGATTCAATACTATAGGTTTAATTACACCGGACGGCATTAAATCAGGACCTCACGGAATTCCCTCTGGCGCAACTTTAACCAATGAAGTTGATTCAATTGTTCAGTATTCATATGGTAAGTCTCTAGGCGTAGCTGATGATAAGTTACAAATCCAAGGTGACGACGGAGCCTACGACATATCTTACCCTATGCTCGAGAAGTTAATCGAGTTATTCAAATATTGCGGACTGACGTTGAGTGAGGATAAATCAGTTGTATCTCAACACCAGATACAATACCTTCAGCGTATTTATATTAAGGATTACATGAAGAATGGTTTCATTGGCGGAGTATATTCGGTTTACAGAGCACTAAATCGGATCGTACACCAGGAAAGATACTCAGATTTTGAAGACTACGGTATAAGAGGAGTTGACTATTATAGTATAAGAACTATTTCTATTTTAGAAAATTGTAAATACCATCCGTTGTTTAAAGATCTTGTCTTATTTATCTATTCCAAGGATAAGTATCTACTTAAATATAGCCAGGATTCCATTAGTAAGTTTAGTGATATGCTTAATAATGGAAGTGGGACTGGCGGCTTCCTAAATAATCAATTCGGTGATAATATTAAAGGTATTAATTCATTCGAAACTGTTAAGATCATTAACAAGATTAGACAGGGAGTGTCCTAACCCGTAGCACATCGAATGAT